AGGCGCTGCATCTCATCCACCACGTTCTGGGTGTAGGGATTCATGAAGCGCGAGATGTCTTCAGCGCCGATTCCAGCAGCCAGTCCCGCGGTTTGTTGCGAAGCAGCTAGTTGCGGACGATACGACTCAGCAGCAGTAGGAACTGCGGTGTAGCCCTGCTGTTGCAGCGCAGTCAGAGGAGCGACGAGCTGATCCGGCGTCTTGGCAAGCTGGGCAGTCCCAGCCTGGGACAGGCCGGACAGGTAGTCGGTGTAGTAACCGGGCGCTTCGGTAAGTTTTTGGTTGGTTTGCGTAATATCCGGAAGCGGCGCACCTTGGAATATTGCCATGTTTAGCTCCTACGATTTCAGAAAGTCCAGCGGGGACTTGATTTCAGGCGGCAGGTCTTTGGGCTTTGCAGACCGTGCGTGTTTGCGAATGCCGTGCATCATGTCGTACAGCTTGTCCGATCCCGCCTTGGTAGAGCCGTTGCCGATTGCAGCAACGACATCCGCAGGGAACACGAACTCACCATCAGCGAGCATGGCGGGGATGTCATCAGACTGCCCATCTCCAGGGCCCGTCACCGCATCACCTTTACGGAAGTCCACCCGAGGCTTACCACCGGCGGCCATGAGAGGCGTAGCCATGCCACCAAGCGCATAGCGACCATAGCGGGTACCGGTGCCCATCAAAGGCGAGATTGCCCCACCAGAGGCGGCAAAAAGGCCGTCCTTCATGTTGACTTGCTGGTCGCCCCCAGTGTTCAAAATTTGATCAATGGGAGACTCTGATCCATAGTTAAAGTAGGGCTGCATAAAGGCCGTTTCAGTCTTCTTGTTATTGTCGGGCAAATCTTCCTCTCCCTCAACCTTAGCGAGGAAGGGAGCCAAAAGACTTTCAAACTCGCCCTCTTCTTTTGGCTTGCCGACTCTGGCAACTTGATGCAGCAGATCTGGCGTTAGATTGCTAGACCCCAGCAAGGAATCAGCAGAAAGAGCTCCCAGCGCACCAGAGGTGCCGTAGATGCCGTAGGGTCTAGCTCCTTTCTGTTGACCGCTGTTCGCCAGCAGTGCGCTCACCGCGCTCGGGGCCAGCCGCTGCGCGATGTTCAACGCAGACAGCTTTTGCTCAAGGTCTCTCTCTGCTTGATAGTCTTGCTGCTCAGGCGCAGCCCTCAAGATGTCACCGGACGGCACATATCCCACAACATTAGAAGAGGCGTCGATAGTTATTGTGCTGCCGTCGTCATACTTATAAGTTGAAGTTCCGTCAGGATTTGGCGTATAAGCCGTCATGCCAGACGTAAGTGCTTGACTATTCGGAACAGCAGTATTTACATCTATAGGAGCGGGAGCCGCGATGTCATACATGAAATCATCAGGCGAAGGCGAAGCAGCATAGAACGGCGTATCCATGCTAACCGGCACACCAAAGTCCTGCGGCGGGTACAGGGAGGGGTTAGCAGGCTCACCAACAGCGGCCAGATAGTCGAACTCTTCTCCGGGGCGAGCGCCATAGGGGTCGGGGTCGATGCTGCTGAGATATTCGTCTACCGCAGCGGTTTTTCCAGCATTGATGCCAGCGCCAACACCGGTGAGCAGACCAGCCCGCAGCATGGCCTCCTCATTCCCGCCGCTGGTTACCCCTGCCGCAGCTACGTTGCCCACGATTTGGCCCGTTACAGCGCTTCCTGTGGCCTCTGCGACCGCCTCCCCAACCCCAGAGGCGATAGACCCTCCTACATAGGACGTAGCCCCGCCTACAACTGCGGCTTTGAGGACATCTCCCGCATCACCGCCTTGGGCAGCAGTCATGCCGCCAGCGATCACACCTGTACCGATGGCCGTAGCGACTGCGGTACTGACGGTGCCTAGGCCAATAGCTGTGGCAACACCAGCGCCAATGCCCGCGGATACGCCCGTTACCGCCAGAACGACTGGTACTGCTGGCATCTCAGAACTCCATTATGTAAACGTTGACAGACTTGCCTTCAATAACGGCTTTTGTCTGCTTAACGGGCAAACCAGTCATCCGTGCAAGACGCGCAAAGCGATTATCTTCGCTGTAGGTATAGGCTACTTTCACGCCGATGTTTTGCAGGTAGGAGGCTAGGTCAACAAAGTTCTGAGCCAGCTCTCGAGGGTTAACCTCAACGCCTATGGTGTGGACTTCCACAACACCTTCGCCGCGCACGAGCACGAGGAACAGCACATCGCCGATGTGAACCAGCTTGGAGCCGTCCTCTTGCACAAGGATGGCGAGTTTCTCCAAGGCCTCATCTGCCCGCTCCTCGGAGCCCAGTTCTTGCAGGAAGTACTCCCTAGCAATTCTGGTGACCTCTTGCTGTTCTTGTTCGTCCATGGTTACACCGTCTGTCTTGGGTTAACTGAGCCCATGAAAGCCATGGCCCAGTCCATCCAGCTGTCAAAATTGTCCGTCATCGGGGTCGCTTCATTGGCAAACACATCAATTGCGCGGATGCCGTTGCCCCAGAGCTTCCAGTCCGTGGTGGGGCCGGGGATCTCAAGCTGCTGGGGGGCGTACAGCTCGCACATGAGACTCGCCCACGAGTCAAACGTGTGATACCGAGGGTCATAGACGAGGGCAGGATTAAGAGCCACCGTAGCCCCTTACGTCGCCGAAGTCGGCACTGACGATAACGCGGCCCATCTGGTAGTCACCGCCCTGCACATCCGAGCGGAACTTCAGGCGCAACTCTCGGCGCTGCTCGCGCAAGTCAATCTTGCCGGTACCGGGCAGGAAGGTGTACGGGCCCGAGGTCACATCCTCAACCTGGGCATACGGGCGACCCGTGATGTACAGCTCCATATCCCCGATTTGCAGGAAGTCGGGCTCCAGGCGCTCCAAATCCAGCCAGTTGTTCTGCCCCACCATCCCAGGCTCGGACGGGCCTCCAGAGACCCAGCCTAGGTCATTGGTCTCAAAGTAAGATTCAATGGCGTTCTGGTTCTGGCCCCGAACCTCATCCAGGCCGTACTCGTGCTGCCACAGGCTGACCAGCCCCGGCGTGGTGGTAAAGGACACAGCCACCCCCGTGTTGGTCGCCGTGGCGTTTTTAGACATCGTGAGGATCATGCCCCACAGCGTGGCAACGTTGATTGAGAAACCGGCACCGGTACCACCAATGCTGGCCGCCGTAGCGCTCAAAGTATCCCCAACCACATACACAGCGCCAGCAGACACCAGCGTGACAGCGGTCACAGCTCCGCCAGATACCGTGATGTTGGCGGTAGCTTGGAAGCCAGATCCGCCAGTCAGGGGGACGTTTGTGTAGGAGCCGTTGGTATAGGCAGAGCCGCCAACCAAGGTGTTCAAGGTCTTGATGCCGCTGGTAGCAATCCCGACAATCCTAGTGTTGCTAGGAATGCCGGTTCCGGCGACCGTACAGTTGAAAACAACATCTCCGTCATATGTGTTGGCGTATAGAAGATCGCTGCCGTTTGTAACGTCATAGGTGCCGGAGGTCAGAGACTGCGCGGTGCTGACATCCCAGCCAGCATTGACCGGGTAGGCAAACACCTGGGAGAAGTATCCGGCAGAGCGTTGAGCGCCTAGGGCTTGACCAGCGTCATACCAAGTGTTCTCGCGCACGTTGTAGACAATTGCATCCGTGCATTCGGTGGCATCGCCGCGGGGGTAGTACCACCAGATCTCGCCAAACCGCGGAACCTTCTGAGCCCAGACTTTCTGACGCTGCTGATAGTTCAGGTTGTCAAAGAACCAGTTCTGGTTCATGGCGTTGGAAATCTCTTTGACCACGCCGTTGTACATCAGGAAGCGGTCAACACCACACCAGTAGTAGATGCCGTCGTACTCAATCACAGACTGGCTGGACATGATCGAGGTCTGGCTCGAGATGATGTCGTAGCGCCAGAAAGAAGGAGCCGCAAAGTTCTGCGTTCCCGCCACACCTAGACTCTGGGGGGCATAAGACACGCGGATCAGGCTGTCCAGGCTCCAAAACAGGCCGCTGGGGCTATTAGAGCCGCCTCGCACAGGAAACCCTTGGACGATCTTGCCGGAGGCCACATTGACCTCGTTAGAGTCCTCAGAAACCCAGTCCTGAGCATTGCCAGCAGAACAGTTGCGGATCAGGCCGTTGTTGCCATAGACAAAGACGTAGGGGTGCAGAACAACCACCCCGCCGGAGACCGACACGTTGTTGTCAATGGTCAGGGTAGAAGCCCCGGTAATCGTTGCAGCAGCACTCAGGACAAAGGTGGTCGTGTTGGTCACCGAGGCAACCGTAGTGCCCGAGGGAATGCCCGTGCCAGAGACCGACTGACCTGCGCCGATCTGCAAGGTGCTGGCAACCGTGACAGTGGTCGTGGAGTTCAGCGTGGCAGCAATGGTGAAGACACCGATAGGAGCCATGGAAGACCCCGCCACATCACCGATCAGAACCCGAGTGTTAACGGTACTGTCAATCTGGGACAGATCTTGACTGGGATGGGCCACAAGAGTTGCAACGCCAGCCCCGCCAACATCGTAGAAGCCGTCAAACTGCCACAGGTTGTTAGGACTAGCGGTAAAGCCCGTCAGCGTGAAGTTAGAGACGCCAGAGCCGATCCCGTTGTTGTCCACGGAGATGGCCTGCAAGCCATCAGAGTAGCCGCTGAAGATCTTGGTAAAGCCGTTCTGGGGGGTGACCCAGATGCCCCTGGAGGGGCCGTCGAGCTGGTCAGAGATCTGCCGGTATCCCCCCATCTTGCGAGGCCGGCCACGCTGGAACCGCACCCATCGACCATCGTTGTAGAACAACTTGTCAAAAATAGTGCCGTCGCGCTGGATTCCAGGCTTCGTATCAAGAGAGAAGACCTTAGAGGCCATTAGAACGTGCCCCCAAGAACACCGCCGGTAAAGGTGCCGGTGCCGTTGATCGTCAGGCCCGCAGCAAGAAGAGCGAACCGGTTCACACCCAGGATGGAGATGTCGAACTGCCCCGCGCCGGAACGATAGATACCGGTGGTCGGCTCAGAGCCAAAGTTCAAGGCCGGGGAGCCAACCGATCCGTCAATCAAGCTAATGGCCGATGAGCCCGCAAGGATGGTGTTTGCGTTGACCAGATTGACCGAGTCGCAGATCAGAGTTGCTTGCTGGCCCGCAGGGATTGTCGCAGTAGAAGCCCCAGAAACACCGGTGGAAATCGTGACCGTGTAGTTGCTGACCGTTCCATCCGTTGCGTTTTGGATGTAGTAGACCTGCACAGTCTCAGGAACAATCACCGTCACGTTGCCCGAGAGCGTACCCGTGAACTTCATGATCACGTTGGACGCCTCTGAGGAGGTCAGCGTGTACGTGCCGCTGACAACCGGGTAGGTCAACTGAGTGAAGTTGAACTGGGTCGTGCGTCCCAAGCCCACCGAGTAAAAGGCGCTTCCCGAGCACACGATCATGCAGGAGTCGCCCGCCTGCAAAGCAACAGTGGTAGATCCGTTAAAAAGCTCACCCCCAGTAGTCGAGACGGTCAGAGTACCGCTGCCGGAGTTACGCAAGAACATGAACCAGTTGTTGCCCAGCGTGGCAGCAGAGCCCAGAGTCAGGGTTCCAGCGCCGCCGGTCCACACATAGGTCTGAGCGCGAAAGGCAACCGTCGCAGAGGTGTTAGAAGAGAACGTAGTGACCGGATGGCTTGCGTTGAGCGTGTTGCTCACAGCCAAGAGGCCGTATCCAGCCAAGGTTGCAGCATCGACGTTGCTCGTGCCAACACCAAACGCAATCAGCCCCCAGGTTCCATAAACATCAGGATTGGTTCTGATGTAGATGTACTTTGCTTCGCCCGGTGCAATCGTGACGATGGCGCCGTTGTCATCAAACGTGCGAACAGCAAACGAGTTAGAGCCGACGTTACGGATCAGGGCATCGTTGCCGACGGAGGTCTGGTTTGCCGGAGGCATCCACAGCTCAAGGCTTGCGGCAGTCGCGGTGACATCCATGATCCGCGCAGCGTAGTCATCCGTAGCGTTGCCGTTGATCGGCCACTGGAGCTGCGTGTTTGCGGACAGCGTGACCGCACGATAAGAAACGTCGGTCGGCTGAATGACGTTTCCGGTGAATGGGCTGTTGTAGCTCATCTGGTGATCCTTTAACTATCGACCGCAATCGCTTGACGGTCAGCCACGCGCAGTTTGTCCTCGGCGGTCAGAACCTGCATGGCTTGCTGATACATGGCCTGCCACAGTTGAACGCGGCTATCGTTCTTCAAGAAGGGCATCGCTTGCAGCAGCGATCCGTACAGGAGTGCTTGCGGAGCGTATTGGGTGAACCAGTTGGTCTGGTTGCTCGAGTCCAGAGGCTGCACGCGCTCGTAGTACAGGACTTCAAAGTTGTAGGCGACATCCGGTGTCGGAGCTACCAGCCAATGGGTGAAGTCGTAGTCGGTGTAGAACTTGGGCACATCCGTGGCGGTCGGATCAGGCCAGTACTCACGCAGGTACTCGTAGCGGCGCAGCAAGACGGGCTGGCGCTTGCCATCGACCGTGATGTTCATGGAGACAGTCTTGCGCCACCGGGCCGGCTTGTTGATGACCGGATCGTCAGAGGTCATCTGGCTGGCTTGAACAGTCAGGTTGCCAAGGAACTTGATCTGGCTGGCAATGATCTGCTCGGCCAGCATCACGAAGGTGGGGATCTTCTCTAGAGTGGCGACATCCGTGCGCTCTAGATATGACGCAACGTCAGCCACTAGAGAGTCATACGTCATTACGGCGGCTGTCGTCATCACCACACCTTTTTCTTGATTGAGTCAGGCTGTGGAACAAACTGCTTGCCTTGGCGCGTTCCCTCTCGTTTTGCACGGGTTGTCGCCCCATACTCGGCGGGAGTTAACTTTTCGCGGGCCTGTTTTGGCAGATACCGTTCCCCAGTCGCCTCTTTACCCTGAGTGGACTGCTTTCCGGATCGGGTACCCCAATCTTCCCGCGTCCACTTGCTTAATGAATTATCCGCCTTTTTAGGCCCCTTGTAACCCCCTCCGCTGCTCTTGTACTTCTGGGTGGCAAGCTGGGCTTTACGGGCGCTCCACTGCCCCGGAGAGCCGCCTTTGCCGGACGCCTTTACCTGGGACACGATCCGCTTCCACTTGGCCGGATCAGTCTTTGTAGCTGTACTCATAACGCCTCCTCAAGCGACCATCTTCTCGGCAGCGGCACCCACCTCTGCCACCCGGCGACCCCAGCCCTTACCGAAGGTGCCCCAGGTAGACAGCGCCTGCAAGAACTCTAGCCGGATCTGCTGGTACTTTTCCACAATCTCCTGCGCCGGCATCTCCGACACAGCCTTAAGCGTCCCAGGGCCGATAGCGCCGTCAACAGTGACCCCTACGGCCTGCTGGAGCCACTTGGCAGCCCGCCCAGGCCCGGAGTTGATGGCGGCATCAAAAACCACGTAATCCACCCCATCAGGCAGGTCGTCGCCCTTCACCCGGTCCCAGTACTTGGCCTTGTACAGCGGGGCCACATCAGCCGGGGTCAAGGCTCGCATGGCCTTCTCATCGACATCGTGGCCCACCCATTCCTCCCAGACCTTCTTTGTACAACCTAAGTTAGTCATACCTCCGGGGTCGGACGGGTGGTTCACAAAGCCTCCTTCGTGGTGAAGGACGGCGGCCAGAGCGGAGTTGAAGTTGTCTTTCATTTGATGGCGGGGGCTTTGGAGAGAAGGTCGGTCTTGGCCTGGGAGCCGGCACTAGAACCAAAATAATACGCAATGATGCCGGTCCAGGCGGTGCCGAGGGAGCCCAGCATCATGAGGATGGCCGGGTTGTTGGAGTCCACCTTACCTAGCAGCATCATGATCAGGATGCCAAAAAAGCCAACGGTCACCAGTGCGGCCAGTATGGGGGGCACGATAGACCGGGTAGTGGCCTGCATCTCTCGGGCCGACTTCCTGTCATCCACCGCCAGCTTCTCAAAGTTCAGGCCCAGCTCGTTGGCCTGCTTCTGGAGTTCGATCTCAGCAATCTTGACCTGAGCGATCTGTTCGGCAGTGAGCTTGTTGTTGGAGATGAGGTCGCCGACCTTCTCTGGCTCCACCCCGATAGCCTTGGAGATAGCAGAGACGGCCATGCCGGCCAAGGGGCCGCCCATCGCAGTGGCGATAGTGGGGGCGATTT